AGCAACTCAGCAACACGCTTGTTGGCTTCCTCGGCTTTCGCCAGAAGGTCTTTGAGGGTAGCGTCCATTTCGTTGGTATTCTGAACGATGGCTCGCTTGGCCTTGAAGGTCTTGAAGACCGCTTTAATCTTCACGCTTTGCTCGTTGATGCACTTATCAATGTCCTGTTGGGTAGGAACCTTGTTGAAATCGGAGTAATACAGCGACTTGTTCTGCCCTGGACGAGAGCCTTTGGTGATGATGCCTTGGTCACGCATTGTCAGGTAGAAGGTGCGACCCACATTGTTGTCGGTCATAATCTTGTTGATGTCAAGGTTCCTGACTCCATTGAAGGAGGCGGTCCAAATCATCCAGAACGCTTTGACCTTGCGGTTGTAGCGGTCTTGCTCGGAGCCAAATACCTTTGGCTTGGCGGGGGCGTAGCGGGTCTTGGGTGTTGTTTCAAATAGATTCGTGTTCATTGTTTTGGGGGTTGGGTTTGTGATTTGACGGAATTGTTCTAAGGTCATTTTTTGATAGGATGGGTGCCAAAAGGTAAATTTTTCCTCGGTGCCACTCCAATAATAACTTGAATCTGTTGGGTGCTTTGAAAGCAACAGCATTCCTTCTCTTAGGTCAGGCCATCCGCTTCCTTTAGTTTTCGTTCGCCACCACGGCTGAAGTTCTTCGCGGTTCTCTTCGGTTACAGGGATGTACCATTTTTTTGGATGTGTCATTTGGTTTGTGGTTTAGGGTTTAAGGGTTGGTTAATTAAGGTTGGGTAAATCATCAATCGTGTTGCCTTGGTTGGCTTCGTGTTCTTCGGTGCATTCCTGCAATCCACGCTGGTAATCAGCGTCCCTCTGCTCGGCTTCACGGGCCAAGCCTGCTTCCAGGGTTTCGGTAAGGAAAAACTCACCGTTGCTCCTTTCCATATCTTCCAATTTGCGGAGGCGCAATTCCTTGATTAGCCATTCCATTGCGGTCATATTGCTCATTATTTGAAGGTTATTGCGATGGACGATTTGGTGGCCTTGGCTTCGCACACGGGGATTTCTTCACCGGTGTTAGGATCCACAATCATTGACTTGCCTGCCTGCCTGAACGCAAGCTTCAGCAGTTCTTCTCGGTCTTTGAGGGCCGCTTTCATCTGGGCGTATATCGGGTCTTGGTCGCAGTTCGGGCCGAGAGAGCCTTCCCTTATCTGAACACTCGCTCCGTAAACATCAAAGGACTTGCCGGGATGCTTGGCGGCCTCATCAGCAACAGTTTCTTCCGTCTGCTTGATAACGGCCTCAATCGCCTTGTGGATGGCTTTGAGTTTGATGTGGGCTTCCAGGGCATTGATATGCCCTTCGTTGATGCGATCCACCAGGTTGGTGGTTAGGAGTGCGATGTCGGCCTTGCCGACATCACTCCTGGGTATAGATACGAGTTCCATAATTAACGATTTTTGAAAAATTCAATCCCCTTGCGGTACCGCTCTTCAGTCCAATCCTCGGTCGGGGCAAACCGTGGGTCGTTGCGTTCTTGGTCGGTGGCCTTCACCGCACGCTCCAAGATGTACTCTTGGTGAATCTTTTGCAGACCGGCAGGGATGATGATGGGTGCCGTGGTGCGGGTCTTGGTTGGAGGAGCCACATCGTTCTTTGGTGGGGCTTGATAGGGCTTTGCAGGGATGACAGGTGCGCCGTGCTTGCCTTTGTAAACATCAATCCCAATCCCAATCCAAGATGCGATTTTGGTGATCGCATCCGTGGTCGATCCCTTCGCTGCATCGCCCATATCATCGTTCGTGGAGGATGCTATGCACTCGTAATAGATGCCTGCGGATGGGATTTCAAGGATGGTCTTGGAGAGAGCGGTGTATTCGGTGCGCTCCCTGCCAGAGGATGTTGTCTTGACGATGACGGAGATTGGGGCCAAGAGTTTAGTCTTGACCATCCACTCCCCAACACCAAAGACTTCATTCAGTCGCTCGGTGACGAAGATGCCCTTGATGGTGGACATCCCGGTTCTTGTTGGGTGGGCCGAAATTGCTTCGGGCGGTAGAGGCTCGGCTATCTTGCGGAGTTGCTCTGATGTGAGGTTTTGTTTCATGGTTTGGATTTAAAAGCGTCAAAGATTTGGTTGAATAAACCAGCCCAAGGAAATCCCAAGGCGTGGCATAGATTGATGCACTCATCAACGGTTAGATGAATGACAACAATTTTCTCGGTCAAGGCTTTTATCAAGTCCTCTCCAATGGTTGGGTACTGCTCTTTGAACTCAAGGAGCTTCTTGTACTCCGCTGCGTTCATTTGTTGTAATAGGTTCATTGTTTAGGGTTTAGGGGTTAAGGATTAAAGCGAGAATGAATCGGCCAAAGAATGCAATTCCCAGCATCGTGGTCAGCATAATGTAGCCCGTGGCAATGGCGGCCTTTATTTTGGCCTTGGCTTCGTGTGTCATAAGATTAGGGTTTAGGGTTATGAACGAAAGTGTGAACAAATATAGTGGGTCTTACCCTGCTTGCGCCACCTTGGAAAAATTATTTTCAATAATTTTATTGACATCCTTTTTCTTCCCAATCCCGTGGCTCCATTGGTACACATAATTGCGGTCAATGTTGAGGGTTCGGGCGATTTTGTCAATGCTCGTCTTGTTCCTCGTCATTAAGAGCCTGCGATACTCATCATCTCGGAGGGGCATCGTGAGGTCGGGCTTGGTCAGGCAGGCCTTGATTACTCTTGGCGATGCCGGTTGATAATCATCGCAAATCAATTTGAAGCAGGCATCAATCGCATCAAATTGCTTGATCCTCGTGACGCCTTCTCTCCACCAGAACACGGTGGATATGGACACCTCGCACTCTTTAGCGATTTCGTCCAGGGTTAGGCCCATGCGCTTCATTAGGATTTTGATGGCTTCGGGCCGGGTAACGGTTTGTTGTTTTGGTTTCATGGTTTGGTTTGGGGGTTGGTTATTGGGGTTATTAGTATAATAAGCCGATTCAAACAAGCAAGTTCTGCTTCTTCGTGAGTGTCACAATGGTACACTAAAGAGGATTGAACAACAGCGTTGTAATGGCCGTTGTCATACTCAATAAAGTGCCTTAATCCGTGCTTCTCTCTAAACCATCTAAATGCTTGTGAGTAGGTTGGTGCTGTTGCAAATCCTTCTCTTACTCTTTCATCCCTATCTGAATTTTTTGCCTCCTTGAAAAACCAAAGATTTACATTGTCTTGATTTGAATAATAACCACCAAAACAAGGTTCATCAAACCCAAGCTCTTTGAGTGCAAGGGCTTGCTCGTAGGGGATAAATTCGTTTTTCATTTTATTTGGGTTTAGGGGTTAAATGGCTTTTTTTGCGTCCAGGTAGCGGCCGTACAAGGCCCAATCAATCCTGAATGGGGACTTCACCTCGGAGTAATCCGGCTTTATACTTCGCCTGCACGCTCTCTTTATGTGCCTTAGCCAGCTGGCGAGGGGTTCCTGGGATGTAGGGTTCAATGATGTCAAATTCATGGTAAAAGGGTTTAAGGTTTTTTTCAATGTAAACTCGTAATCGCACTTGTTTTCTTCGGGTGTGCTTTACCGGTCTTCGGTTGTTCTCAGCGGCCTTCAGCAGTTGGTTGATGACGGCCAAGGGATAACGAAGGGGCGCATCCCGAACTTTCGTCACTCCACGGGCCGTCACCGTCACCGAAGGCAAATCAAGGCAATGCCTCACGGTCTTGTAATTCCAATTATTCTCGTTGGCGATCCGCACGATGTCACCGGCGGCCAGGTGCCTGCGAAGGTCATAGACCAACACAGGGGGCAATGGGAACCAAGGGCCAACCTCTGCACGCTTCACGCCATTGCTCATCTTCTTGTTGCAGAAATACTTGTTGGCCAACTTCATCTCTCCCTTGGCGGCCTTGTAAAGGTGATAGTCAACAATCTCCCGGACCTTGCGATGCACCACCTTGAACGCCAGAGAGCCTTCCAAATCGGCTTTCCTCAAGGCGATGAGCAGTTGGTTCGCTTCGTCAAAATCAAGGCGTATATCGCCCTTAATGCCCTTAGAATTGTGCATCTCAGTTCTTGGTCTCGGCCTTGAAATTCGTTGTCGTAATCAGCTCCTCGGCGATGGCGTACCAATCAATGTTCCCAACGGCCAGAATCGTCAAAGCCTTCAGTTGCGGATCCTTGATCGTTTCGGCCTGGGCCATATAGTAATCGTCCATCATCAACGACAGTTGTTCGGGGTCGGTCAGCGACTTGGCCTTGTTCTTCCAGATGTAGAAGTCAAGGGAAATCGTCCTTCTCCTGGATGGCGTGGACATAGCAAGCCCATCGGTGAGGGCATCATCGTCAAAGGCGGGCATCGTTAGTTCTCTGAGGCGAAGATGTTGTCAAAGGAATCTCGCTCGTCATCCCGGACATACTTCTTGTGGATGGCGTACCAATACTGGTGGCCTTCGTCCGTGGAATCCCAATGAAAACTGTGCAGGGCCTCGTCAAGGCTATCGTTCGTGCATACATCGTCAGCATCGTGGGGGATTTGCTTGGGGCCGATGTGTTGCATTTGGATGGCAAAAATCGCTGAGTTTGCGATGGGTTCGGGAAGCCTGGACTTCAATACTTGCTTGATCGTCATGGTTTGGGGGTTTTGGTTAGGGGATTAGTTGATATTTGCGTCCGTTGTGTTCGATGATTTCGGGGGTGCGGTTGTCAAGAATTATACCTTCTGAACACTCATCGTATATAAGATTGCCATCCGAATCGTATTCACGCTTACGCCAGCGTCCATCATAAACTTCTAAGTATATATCGTTGCCAATTTTGTCTTTAATTTTAAGGCTGCCATTGGTCTTGAAGTCCCATTTCAGCCATTGGCCTATTGTTTGTCCGTCTTTCATGTTAGGGGATTTAGATTAAGATTTTGGTGGATTCGCTAATTAAACGGTAATCGCCAGGGGTAACATCGTCACCCTCGTCAAAGACAAATACTTGCTCCTCAACGATGGTATAGTCAATCCCAGGGCCGGGAAATTCGTCAACCTCGTCATGGCAATAAATGTAATTATCAACCTGGCCATCGTCATCGCAAGTGAAAACATTTTCGTTGCGCTCGTTGGTCTCAGGGTCAAACCAAACATTCGTGATCGTGTAGTGGTAGGCGGTCTCTTGGTTCATTGTTTTAGGGTTTAGGTTATTACGGTCCATTAGGACCGTTTCGGCCTTATGGCCTCGTCAGATAACCGGTGCAATCTTTTTGGCCCATTCGGGGTATTGATCGGTCCAAAGAGCGATAATTGACTCATCGTCAAACTCGTCAATAATACGGTTAAGTGTTGGGGCCAAAATACACACTTGATAGGGGCAATCTATTTGTCCTGTTGTGTAAATAACCGCCTCAACCGTGTCGGCATTGTCGTTGGGTAGGACGATCGGGGTTCTCTCAATTATTCTCATTGTTTTAGGGTTTAGGGTTTAGGGGTTAATTAAATCAGCCCTGTATCGGCGAAGGAAAAGTAAGACGTACTCGTCAAGATAACATGGTCAAACAGCTGAATGTCAAACATGGCCAATCCGTCTTTTATTTTCTTGGTAATAGCCTTGTCATGCTCCGAAGGGCCTGTATTTCCAGAGGGGTGATTGTGCACCATAATTACGCTTGAGCACAAATCGTCAATCGCATATTTAGAAACAATCTTAGGATCAACAACCGTCCCACTTGTCCCTCCTTGGCTTATCTTGGCATAAGACGTAACCATGTTGGCCCTGTTTAACATCATCAAGAAAAAAGATTCATAAAGCTCAATATCTGCATGATAAAATTGCCTGGCGAACTCTTGGGCATCTTTTGAGCTTTTTATTTGTTTTTGCTCAAACATGGATGGCTCCGAAACGCAAGTAATTTGCTTGGTTTTTACATAAGTTGTTTTCATGGTTTTAGGGTTTAGGGTTAGGGGTTAATTGGGGTTAATAATTTAGGGATCGTGGATTCGTCAACAAAGTATTCCAAAATCGGTTTTTGGCCTCTTTTATGGTATAGCCAAGGTATTTAGCCTTTAGGGGATAGCCCGCTATCCAAATCGTCAATAGCAAATAACCATCGTTGGTGCGTTCGTGCTGAATTTCTTTTTTTGTTGGCTTGTTCATGGGTTTAGGGTTTAGGGGTTAAGTGTATAGCAAAATTAAATCGTCAATCGTCAAATGCACCTTAATCGTCAAATTATTTTATTATTTTTTTTATCGTCAATCGTCAATCGTCAATCGTCAATCGTCAAGGTCGGGATGGTGCCGGCGGTCCAGGTCCAGGGGTCCAGGTCAACCGGTCCAAAGGTCCAAAGGTCCAAAGGTCCAAAGGTCAAGCCAGGGACCAAGACCAAACCAGCCCGGCGGATCCATGCAGGAACCAGGGACCACAACAGGAACCAGGCCCAAAGGTATATATATAAGGAATGCAGCAGCCCCACAAAAAATAGATAAAAAAATTTAAGGGTAAAGGTCGCAATAGGTAGGGGCCGCCGTATCTTTGAGCCAACAAACAACCCCAACCACTAAACCTCAAAACCATGAACCACGAAACCCAAACCCTAAACGCCATGAATTACACCCCAACCGCCGCCCGCCTTATTTCCGAAAATTACCCCTACGGATACACGGCCAAAACCACTAAAACCGATTGGCTAGAATTTAGCCCCAAGAAAGGCTTCAGGCATTGCAGCCAAACGATCAACCCCAAGACGGGACGGCCCAATGCCCCTAAAAAGGGCGTATATTATGATATTCTATTAATGTACCGGGACGAAGCCGGCCACGTTAAGACGCAAGCCAGGGACATAAGAGATTTAAAAGAGATCAATCAAACAGCCGAATTTTTGGCACGCCCTGAAATTTTCGCCCTGTTCACCGCTCAAGAAATAGAATACATATATATTAATATGATATTTCACAGCAAAGTGAGCGCAAAGGCTCAAGTTGTTTATTGCGGATCCGATTGGGACAAAATGAAGCCATATTTTGCCGAACCGCTCAAGGAATTAACCCGGGCCGCAAACACCAAAGGAACCGAAAACAGATTTAATGAAATTCGCTTTGATATTGAAGCGATCAACGCTTTGAAGGTCCCCAATTACAACCCGTTCACCGTTAAGACCTACGAGAGTCGCATAGTAAACGACCGCCTAACCTTGGTGCAGGTACCAAACCAACAATAAACCAAAACCCAAAACAACCCTAAACCCTTAACCCCCAAACCATGAAAAACCAAATTTTAGCCCTTGTATCTCAAGCCTTCGCAAAAATCCACTTAAGCGCAAGTAAGGATCAATTACGTCCGGCCATGCAATACGTCCAATTTAGCACTTTGCCGGCAGGTCCCCAGGGCCCCGGCGGTTTGTACGCCGTAGCCACGGACGCCCACACCTTGTTTTGGCTGAATGTATCCGAGGTCCTAAGTAACCCGGAAATATTACCCGCCGAATTTTACATCCATGCCGACCAATACAAGAAGCTAACAGGCTCGAAGGTCTATTTAATAGGGTGCGATCAAGACACAAAGACGATCCGAACCATGGACAAGGCCGGCAATACTTTAGACGTCCTGCCTTACCTGGATGTTGAAGGAATGCAAAACGGCCCCGGCAGGTTCCCGCAATGGACCGCAATTTTACCCACCGATCCAAACACGCAATTAACCGGCGGGCAAATCGGCCTAAGCCCCAAGCTAATTGGCCGGGCCGCTCAAATAATGGAAGCGGGCCCTTGGATCGTAACCTTTAGAGACGCAAACCGGGCCGCCATCGTTCAATATTTGAGCCCGGAGGACAACGGGACCGCCCAGGGTCTAGTCATGCCGGTAATGCTCCACAACATGGAGCACAAAGAAAAACAACGCCAGGACCTAAACGCCAAATTAGCCCAGGCATACGAAAAAGCGCAAGACCGCAAGCATGCAGCCGAAGCCATGCCGGAATAAAGACAACAACAGCAGCGAAAACAAGGGGCCCAAACGGGCCCTTTTTTTTTGGCCGTACTTTTGGGAATGGTCACAAGGGATAAGGGATAAGGGAACGGGGCGGAGGGAACAGGGCCGAGGGTCCCACCATCCACACCCCCCCCAAAAAAACCAAGTCACCCTCCAAAGGTCCCCGATGTAGGGATAAAAGAAAGGACACCAAAATAGGGGACCGCCAGACCGAACGCCGCCCCGACCCGACCGCCTGAAGGTAACAAACGGGACCAGGTCCCCGGAATGAAGGATAAAAGAAAGGACACCTTTTATAGGTGATCAATCGTCAGGACCCGCCGTCAAGCTTCGCCGTTCCTGCACCCCGTCAAGCATGGAGCCAGGCAATAGGGCCCAAAGTGAGGATAAAAGAAAGGACCCCAAATACAGCAACCCGGCCACCTGCAAAGGGTCAAGCTGTAAAGCATAGACCCGGGCAAAAATGGATACATAAACACATTCTCCCCCACCCCCACTACTTCCGACCCCTTAACACAGTTTGACAAAATGGCTAAAATCGGGTACCTTTTTGACGCTGTTTTTAGACTCTTTTTGGTGTCCAAAATGCGACTCAAACGAAAATGAGCATAAGATTTAATATAAGTGTTTATATTCTATATAGATGTCTATATGTTATATAGATGTCTATATTTAATATAGATGTCTATATAGTATATAGACACTTATATATATAGTAAGGGATAAAAAACAAATTGCGCCCTTTGTGGGAAAAAACACCTTTTTTGTGTAAAAGGGGTACCCCCCATTTTTTTTGGGCGAATTAAACTTGACTTGTGGTAATTTTGTGGGTGCATGGCGATACATGAGTTTGTAAAGAAGAAGAGGGCTGAGGTTATTGAGGAGGAGGTCTCTGAGGCTCCTGAGAGCGTTCCGAGTGCTGAACCGAAGGCAGAGATACCTGTCCTCCTAAACGCTCGTTCTACGAAGCCTAAGACGGTCACGAGGCGAGATATCCGGGACTTGCTTGATGCCGACTTGGACAGGACGATTGGCGGTGTGAAGCGGATGGACGCCTTGATTGCCCGTTTGGTCACGGAGGCGATTCGTGGCAATATGCGGGCGATGGAATTGGCCTTGGCCTATTTGTATGGCAAGCCCCAGCAGCAGACCACCGCACCGAACACGGGGCCTTTTGTTCTTGAGTTGAGTGAATCTAATTTAGACGAAGAATCCATAAATAACGAGTTAAGTGAAACTAACATCCAGACAAAGTCAAGCGTATAGGATGGCGCTATCCGGGGAGAAGCAGTTTATTCTCTTCGGTGGTGCCATCCGGTGACGAGGCGGTAAAACATATTGCCTCCTTCTAACCTTCATCTCCCTCTGTTCCAAATATCCAGGCAGCCGGTGGGTGATTATCAGGCAGAGTATGCCCACGCTTCAGCGTACAACGCTTGTGACCTTCACCTCCCTGATGAACCAAGGCTTAGGTATGCACGTTGCGTCTTGGGACAAGCAGGCCCAGATTGTGCGGTTCACCAACGGCTCCGAGTTAATCTTTATGGGCGAGAATTACGATACCGATAAAGACTTTGACCGATTTAAGGGCTTGGAGATTAACGGCGGTGGGATTGACGAGATTAACGAGTGCCAGGAAGGACTCCTTTACAAGGTCTTGGAGCGTGCCGGTTCGTGGCTGAATTGCGAAGGCCGACCGCCCATTGTCGTGATGGCCACTTGCAACCCAAGCAATAATTGGGTGAAGGAGTTGATTTACGACAAGTGGAAGGAGAACGACCTTCCC